CCCCTCTTGAAGGGAAACGCATCCTCTCCGAGCTGCTGCCGGCACTTCGAACACGTCTTCATTTGATCCCGACGTCCTCGGAACTCCTGTCGTTGTCCCTGCTGAAGCACAGCCCGACCGCCGCCGCCAGGGATGCGCCGAACGCGCCCCAATTGGCCGTGGTGGCCGGATCGTTGTCCAGGATGGGGATCGCCACCAGGGTGATCCCCGCCGCAAGCGCGGCCAGAAGGCCGCACGCCGTCGTTTTCCAACTTTTCATGGTCTTGTCTCCTTGAGTTGATGGTTGTCCACGAACACCGTCTTCAAAATGCTCAGGTCTTTGGTCCTCCCGACCGTCCGCTTCGCCGCCTCGAACGGGTTGAAGTCCGCCGGTTTGAACGCCCGCGTCTTCTTCGGATCGCGGTGAGCGTTGGCCAAGAGCGCCAGCGTCACCGAGGTCCGGCTCCAGTCCGCCCGGCCATGGGACTCCGCCATCCAGAGGAGTTCCCGGAGCGTCAGCGGTCCTGGGTTCACCCCGACGATCCCGGCGAGTTGCCAGACGAGCCGCCAATACTCTTGAGCGCGTTCTCGAACTGCGCCTCGAGTTCGGGGCTGTCCAGCTTCTTCTCGGCCACGCCCATCGCCTTGGCTTCCCAGTCCTTCAGCTTCGCCAGCGCCTTCTGGAGGAGCCGCCGCTTCCCCAAAGGGAAAAAATCGACCAGTTCCTCCAGGAGCGCGGCCGTCGCCAGTTCGATGGCGTCGCCCGCCATGGCCCGGCCGAAGTCCTCGTCGGCCACTTTCTGCGAGTCGGCTTCCGGCTTCACCAGCGCGTAGAGCACGTCGCAGAGCAGCACCGGATCGGACGCCAGCCGCTCGATCAGTTTGCCGTCCACGACCTCCAGGAGGTTCACGCCGAGCAGCGTGCGGACGCGTTTGATCGCATCCACGTTCACCGTCACCGTCCAAGTCCGTCCCGCGTTGTCCTTGAATGTCTTCATCGTTTCGCCTCCGTCAGACCGTGACCCACTGCGGGGCCGTGGTGGAATAGGTGGGCTTGGCCGTCACCGAGACGGTGAGCGCCTCCTCCAGGGCTTCCTTGCGGCTGAAGTTCGTGATGGAGAAGTCGGCCTGCAGTCCCTGCGAGCCGGTGGCGGTGATGTCGCCGTCCATCACGGCGAAGCCGATCTTCGTGTTGTTGAAGTAGGCGTTCTTGATGGCCGCGAACCCGGCGTCGCCGGTGTCCCAGACCATCTCGAACTCGATGCTTCCCTCTTTCAGCGTCCCGACGGTCGCCCGCCAGCCCGCATTCCCGCGCGTGGTGACATCCGCCTCGCCGGTTTCGAGATTCAAGGTCACGTCCTTGACGTTCGTGAGTTCCTGCCAGGAACCGGAGCCGCCGACGCCTCCGGCCTTGAAGTACAGTTTCGCGTCCATGCCCAATCGAATGGCCATTTGAGTTCCTCCTTAGCTTTTCACCGACCCGGCCCACATTTTCGGAAGCCGGTCTTTGGTTTTCTGAAGCGCCGGTCCCATGAACGGCCGCTTGGGATAGCGTTCGCCACGGAACCGCCCGCCGAACTCGTGCGCCGTGCCCGCCGTGCTCACGATGGAGACATCCGGGCCGACCACGACCGTCTGCTTGCTCTTCTCAACCGCGTAAAGGATCGCCCGGCGGAGCTGGCCCTTGCGCGTGTGCGGAGGCGTCCCTTCCGGCGACTCGGTCTTGCCGCGCTTGATGCTGCGCTTTGCCGTCATGCGAAGCGCGCCGCCCGCGTGCCCCAGGCTCTTGATCGAGCCGGACTTGGCAGCCTTCACGACCCGCTTGCCGTTCATCTTCGTCTTCACCTTCATCGAGATCATGTTTTCCTCACGCCGACCCGAGGTTGACCTGTCCTTGGCGCAACTGGCCGCTCAGGTTGCGGGCGCGGAATCGCACCCGGTTGGAATCGGCATCGAAAAAGATGGCCATCTGACCGTTGGCGAGCTCCGTGTCCGGCGGGGCGATGTTCTGCGCCGTGAAAAAGGCCCCGACGGCCTTCACCGGTCCGCCGACCGCGAGCGTCTTGACCGCCTTGTTGAAGACCAGTCCCGCATCCGCTCCGAACGCGCCGTTGTCGTTGAACTGGACTTGCCGGTTCGCGCCCGCTGGAGGCGTCGTTCCGCCTCCGGTTCCGCCGAAGTAACCCATCACCAAGTCCCTCCGACAATCGTCACCGTGTCGCCCGGCGTTCCCTTGACCTTGACGGCCGACAGGTTGATCCGCTTGAAGCTGTGGTATTCGCCGGGCACCCAGGGCACGTCCGATCCGTCGTCGCCCTGGAAATAGACCACGGCCGCGTTGGTCGGCGGAGTCGATATCTCGACCGACGCCACTTCGCGGCTCTTGGCCGAAAGCGGCTGGTAGGCCGCCGACACCGTGAATTTCCTGATGACCGTGTTATTCATCCATCACCTCGTCACGCGGAACGTCAACGTCATCACGCTGGTGAATTGCCGCAGTTCCTGCATGTGCTCCAGCGCATAGACCGGAGCGTGTTCCGTCTTCACCCAGGCGGCATCCGGCATGCCGGGCAGCCGCTTGGCCCGGAACGATTCGGCGATCTCTTCCGCCAATGCCACGAGCGGATCGAGTTCGGCCGCGTCGCCCTTCACGAACTTCTTCTGCACGGCAACGTCGACCTTGTGGTCGAACGTCCCCTTGGCCCGCGCCACCTGCGTGATCTCGGCACCTCGCGGCACCACCGAGACGTGCAAGTCTTTCATCTCCGCCAGATCGAAGACCGGCTGGTAGTGACGCTCCGCCGTAAACGGCATGGTGAACGGGGTCGCGTTCAGCGCCGCAACGACCGCATCCGCGATCTGGATCAGTTCAGACGGCATGTTTCACCTCGTCGGGTCGTTCCGCACCGAGCAGGCACGGCTTTCGCTCCAGTGTGTCCTTCAGCTCCCGCAATGCCGTCGAAAGGTCGGTCTGCGCCCGCACGCTCTGGGCCGTCAGGTCCACGAGATTCCGTTCCAGAAGATCGATGCGTTTGGCCATGCGACCTTCTCGCTCCTGCGCTGCTCTGCGATCCGCATCGCTCGCCGATGCGAGCCGCCAGACCAGAAAGGCAGCCAGCGCCGTGAAGCCGCCCTGCATGACCAGCGTGATGAGTTGCGCTTCGCCCATTTACACGTCCTCCACGGCGATCTGTTTCGTGTGAATCCGCAGGGTCCGGCGATACGGGTCCGACCAGCGCCAGCACGGTTCGCCGCCGGGGGCCATGACCTCATAGACGTAAGCATTGCCGCCTTCGATCTCCCGGATGCGGTCGCCCGCCTTCGGAAGGATCGCCGCGCCATTCAACGCCAGAGCGGAGCCGAGGACGAGGTAGTCCCTCGCCTCGACCCGCTCCATGACGCCGTAACCCTTGTCGAGCCGGAATACGGTTCGGCCGATGGTGGCCGCAAGCTCCACGGAGTCCGTTCCGCGAACGTAGGCGACCGGCCGCGTGGCATGCGCCTCGCGCATGTCTTCGAGCCAGTTCGATCCTTGTTGAAGGAGGTCGGCCACGGTCATGTCCTCACTGGCTCAAACGCGTCCGCACGACGGCATCCGCGTCGGATGCCGTTTTCACGGTCTTGCCGATTTCCTTGTTCGCGCCCGATTCGCTGTCGGCCTTGGCGACCTTCTCGGCGGCGTCCCAGTAGACTCGGGTTCCGGCCGGAATGGCCGTTCCCGCGCCGGTCGCCTTGGGAAAGTCGAAGAGGCCGGTCACGGCCAACGCTCCGAGCTTGCCCGCCGGGATGTCGAGTTTGGCGACTCCCACGAGATCGCCTTGCACGACCACATCGCCCGCTTTCACTTCCGCGACCGGGGTGTAATCCACCGCGTCGCCCGTCTGGATGTACTTGGTGCTCATGTCTGTCCTCCTTGGGGTTTAGGCTTCGCCCTTGAATTTGGTCATGCCCCGGTAGTCCTGTTCGCGGACGCCAAGGTCGAAGATCACCCGGAACTTCACGCCCAGCGTGTCCAGGTCGGTTTCGCCCTGCTCGACGATGGGGATGCGGCGGCCCTTGAGGTAGCCGATCTCGAACGTGTCCACGACCGCCGGGTCGGCGAACAGGAACCATGCCTTGGCCGAGGCCCCGGGGTAGTTGGTGTTCGAGAGATACGGGCTCGTAACGACCTCGATGTCCTCGTCCACCAGCGCGTTGTAGGTCGGGATGCGGGCCTTGTTCGCGCTACCGGTGGCGAAGAACGTCACTGAGTTGAGCAGCTCGCGAGCCGTCATCTTCAGCGCCGTCGGCACCAGCAGGAACTTCGGATTCACGTTGATGGGCTGTCCGTCGGCGTCGGTCTGGTCCAGGAACATCTGGATGGCCAGCGCCATCGAATCGGCCGAGAGCGCCGTGTCCGCGCCGTCCCGCCAGTTCTTGTGATCGGCGTGGAAGAGCGTCTTGCCGTCGCCCTGGACGGGATTGCCGAGCAGGCGCGTGAAGAAGAGCTGGTCCACCTTCCGCGCAGCCCGCGCACCCATGCCCTCGGGCACCTTCATGAAGGCGGCCAGGTCGTCGTTGTAGATCATCTCGCGGGTGAGCGAGAATATCTTGCCGAACGTCCCGAGCTGGTTGGTCGCCTTCTCCTCCTTCAGCCCGCCGTGCTTGAGTTCCCCGTCCGGCGCGACCGGCTCCAGGTCGCCCACGTCGGTCAGGCGGTAACGCTCCGACTCCTTGAAGTCGTTCAGTTCGCCCTCGGAGCAGAGCCGGGTCGCCACGATGGCCTGGGCCTCGAAGGCTTTGAGCAGCTTCTTGTTGGCGACGTTGTTCAGGATGCCGGGCAGCGACACCGTAGAGAACGCGGCCCGGATCGTGTCGTTGCCGAAGGTGCGCGGGATCGTCCGGCCCTCCATCTCGGCGCACTCGGCCAGCAGTGTCTGGAGGCTGATCTCGCGGTTGGCATAGGCGCTCTCGACGATCTGCTCGCCGTAGTCCTTCACGAGCGTCTCTTCGGGAATGCGCGCCCGCAGACAGAGCGACGCCTCCAGCGACCGCGCGTTGAAGTTCGCGCCCTTGTCGGCACGCGTCACGATGTGGACATCGGCCTGGGGCCGGTTCTCCCGCATCGCCTTGAGCACCTTCTGCGAGGTGTCCTCGACGGTCCAGCCCAGGCGGATGGCGTCCCGCTCGATGCGCGGGAACTCGCCGCCGCAGATCTCCTGGATCGCGGACACGCGCTCGCGCTCGGTGCGGACGGCCGACTGCGCTTCCTCGCGCGCTTGGATGACCGCCTCGGCGGCGGACGGCTGCGTCCGCGCCTCGACCGTCGGCTTGCCGGGTTCGTTCTCCGGTTTCCCGGAACCGTTCGTTTCCGTCTCGAACATCGCCTTCAGGTTCGCCGTCTGTTCCTCGGACAGCCCCGCGAGTTCGAAACCCTTCGCTTTGATCCATTGCTCGAAGTCCATTGTCATGACCTCCATGTTGATGTTGTCCTCGAATGCCGGAACCCGTCCGGCTTCCACTTTCGCCGTCGTCGCGTCGTCCGCGCCGAGCGCCACAAAGCTCACTTCACCCAGCTTCGCCTGCCGGACCAGATAGACCGGACCGGCGAAATCCCTGCCGTTGGCGCTGGCCATCTTGCCTTCCGGCACGAAGACGACCTTCTTCACCGCCGCGCCGATGCTGGCCTGCCAGGGGAAACCGTTGTCGGATGCGCCGACCACCTCTTGCGCCGCGCTGCCCACGCCGGAGATGACACCGGCCACCGTGAGCGCGCCGCCATCGACGCCGACCGCGTCGGTGTGCCCGACGATCCGGCCCGTGTCGTGGTCCATCAGGATCGGCCGCGACTTCTTGCCGACGGCCAGTCCCGCCATGTCCACGACCACCGGATACGGCCAGCCGGAAAGCGTCATCGCGCCGCCGGTGTAGGCGGTCATCGTGAACCGCCGGAGCGTTTTGCCGTCGGCGGAGGCCGCTCCAGCCTCGACCTTCACGCCGCCGGGCTCGGCCCGGATGTAGAACCCGCCGGGCACATCGTGCCCTCTTGAACGCGTCTTACTCATCGCCTGTGTTCTCCTCGGTTGGATTCGGTTCCGGGGCCGGGCCGGTCTGCGGCTTGGCGTCGCTGGCCGGAAGCCCCAATTCGTTCATGAGCGCGATCTCCTTGGCCCGCTGGCGCAACTCCATCTCCCAGTCCTTGCCCTGACGGGCGTATTCGTGGGCGAGCGTGGTGGTGTGATTCTTGAGGCGCGTTTCTTGGGCAGACGCTTCCTTGGAAGGGTCCACATGCTCGAAGCCGTCCCAGAACCACTGGTGCGGCGGTAGCGCCCGGAGCAGATCGAAATTGCGGACCAGCACGGCGTACTCGCGCAGCCATGCGGCCAGCACGCGGTCGAGAATCCGCGAGGCCATGAACGACTGGTCCACGCGGATGGATTTGAAATAGGTCTGGTGGTCGAGACGGCCGGAGGCGTAGTTGTAGCCCGAGGAGTTTCCCGCCGCGATGTTGAAGGGCATGTTCAGACAGCGGGCGATCTCGTTGAGAATCTCCTTCTTGAACTCGGCATAAGTCGTCGCCGGTTGCATCGGCTCGACCTGGCTCATCTTCCAGCCGCCGGGCATGGTCAAGAGCATGTTGCGTTCGAGTTCGATCAGGTCCATCGGCTCGACGGAGTCCGCCTCGCCGTTGGCCGGAGCGTCGGTGTAGAGGATGCCCGCGAAATCGGCCGCCGCTTCCGCCGCCGAAAGCACCGCCAGCGTGAAACGCCGAAGCTGGGCGAAGAGCGGCAAGGCGGGCGTGATCTCCGGGATGCCCCGATGCTGGCCCGGACGGTCCTGCCGGAAGACATGGATCATCGCCGAGGCCGGAACGGTCGTGAAATCGTCGAAAGCCATCCGGTTCGGTCCGCCGGGATGGTCTTTCATCACCCGGTAGGCGACCGGATTGCCGTGGTCGTCCAGGACCAGTCCGTCCACTTCGTGATCGTCCAGGATGTGCCGCAAGGGGCTGGTGACCTGATCGGCTTCGATGAGCAGAAGATCGATCTGGACGGTGTGCTCGACGCGGGGATTGAACGCGAGGATGGCGAAGGATTCGCCGTCCTGCGAACGCGCCGCCCGCATGGTGCGGAGCTTCTCGGCGAGGCCCACCGCGTGCGACCAGAGATGGAACTCGGTCTCGACGGTGCGATTGAGCGTGGGGTCATCGGAAAGCATCTGGAGTCGCGGACCGGTGCCGACGGTGTCGTTGGCCAGCGTCAGCACGATGCCGCGGGCGTAGGAGTTGTTCGCCACCTCGTAGCGGGCGCGATTGCGGAGCGTCCGGCGCACCTCCACGCCTGCCGCCGCGTCGGGCGAAAGGGAATCGGCCCGCGCCCAGTGGCGTCGGTTGTGGTCGGTCGTTTCCGCCGAGTCGAAGCCGGCGCGGAGCCGCCGCATCGCCAAAGCGCGAACGTCCGAGCGCCGCAGGATGGGTTTCTGGAACCCGCCCAGGCGGATCGACGTCCTCGGTTTGGTTTCGGTGGTGGTCTGCATCAGGCGCTCCCCGGGGGAACGAGCTTGGTCAGTCGCAGGCCGAGGCCTTTGGCCTTGGCCGCTTTCTTGGAGGCGAGATAGCGGTCCGCCGCGATCTGGTCGGTCAGACCGTGCTGCTCCATCTCGACGGAATCGCCCTTGGCCCGCTTGGGGCCCTTGGCGTTCTGCTCGATGGTCTTGTCGATCTCGTCTGCCATGCATCGCTCTCCGTAAGGCGAGGCTTCACCGGTCCGAGTTGCGGCCAGGAGATGCACCGCGCCTAATGCGATACTTACCCGGCGGATTGACGAGATGACGGACGGAGGAAGAGATTTCGGCGGGGCGCGCTACGGGTAGAACTTCAGCATGGAAAATTCCGGTCGAAGATGACGGACAGGCCGAAGCGCCACATCGAAGTGGTAATATTTCTGACCACTATAAGCCGAAGTTGGAAACCAAACTGGCCAGTTGCGGCGTCAGTCGCACTTTTGCGGCGAGTTCGTTGACGACGCCGAGTTTTCCATGGGTGTCGCTGATCAGGAGAAACCGTATGCAACTACTCCCGCGTCTCCGGGAGATCAAGCAGGAACCGCCATATTGGAACCACAGTGACGGTTCCGTTGTCGGCATCGATCCGCTCGCTCTCGGCCTTCGTGACAATGGTCCCGGACTTGATGCCGAGTTCGGCCATGGCTTCTTCCAACGCCAGGACTTCCCGTTTCCTCGTCTGCGGGTCGGCAAGCGACTCGCACACTTGAATCAGCGTCCGTGAACGCCCTCGCGACGATAGAATGAAGTCGATTTCCCGTCCTGTCTTGGTCCTATAGTAGAAAATATCAGGGCAGGTTCTTCGTAGTCCCGTGAAGACAAGATTCTCCAGAAGGTGTCCGGAATTGACGAGAACCCCGGACGACACCGAATTGACCATCGAGTGATCGACGCAGTAGATTTTCTTCGGATTGACCTGGCTACGTCCAAGGGATGCGTCAAACATCCTAACGCTGAACAGGAAATAGGCGTCCTCGAACCATGTCAGGTAATCCGACACGGCCGATTTGGGAACCTTGTGTCCGAGCGACTTCAGGTAACCCGTCAGCCGGTTGATGGTGTAGAACGAAGCGGTGTTGTCGACAAGCCAATGGGCCAGGTCGGACACCGCCTTGGGATGGGACACATCGTGTCGTTCGACCAAGTCTCGGAAAAGGACGGCGTGAAAGTACTCTTGATGCGTCTTGATTCGAAGATGGCGGTCCAGTCCCAGCACCTCGGGGAACCCTCCGGTTTCCCAGTAATCGCCGAAGGCCCTTTGGACGAGGAGGCGTTTCTTCGTCGAAAGGTCGCCAGCGCCGTCGATCTTCTTGTAGTCCAGAAATTCCCGGAACGAGAACGGGAACATCTCCCAGGACAAGGCTCGCCCGCGCATCTGGGTGGCGATTTCCTTCGACAACATCTGCGCCGATGAACCTGTCAGATAGACTTCGCATTTCTCCGACCGCATCAAACGGTCAACGAAAGACTCCCATCCGGGGAAGGCCTGAATCTCGTCAAAGAAGCAATAGATCGTCTCCGTGTTCTTCTTCTCTGGGTAAAGCGAATAGTACGCTTCCGCCACCTGCCCCAAACCGGCCTGTTGAAGTCCATGCAGACGGTCATCGAAGAAGTTCAGGTAAAGGATGTTTTGGCGAGGCACCTTATCGTCCAAGAGCCGCTGGATGATCTGGAACAGATAGGTCGATTTCCCGCTCCGGCGAACCCCGATGCACACGGCCGCCTTGCCGGAAACCGTCTTCATCGACATGCGGCGGGATACACCGGTTTCCATCGGGGTCTCCTGCGAGTCCAGTATCATGGCTTTTAGGGTTTCAAGCATCGGCATCTCATGATTAAGTGGTAATAAATCTGCCCACTTACGGGCTAAAGTGGTAATAAATATATCCACTATCGGCATCGCCGTCAAGAGGTTATTAGGATTGTTCTGGGGTCAGATTCATCCTCATAGGCCTTCATACGTCGTCATCCGCCGTCCGCAGTTCCGGCATTCGCGGCGGCGACGGATGCGGCCGCCGGTGGTCTGCCGGGTGTAGAGGATGTGCAGATGTCTGCACCCGCAGCCTGGGCACTCGATCCCGCGTTTCTCATGCGCGGGATGCGGCCGTTCGGTCGGGACCGTGTTCCGCTCCGTCATCGCCGCCTGCCTTTCTGGAGCGCGGAGAGCTTCATCGGTCCCGCCTTGGGCGCGGCTTTAGCGTCCGTTCCAGGCAGAATCGCGCCTTGGATGGATGCGGCGACCGCGCAGCCCACGAGGCAGTCGAGCCAGTGGTTGTCCTGTGCCTCCGGCCGGAGCCGCCACTCATCCACCACCCGCCCGCGCCCCTCGGTCTTCACGCGGTATTCGGCGGTCAGGTGTTCAGCCAGGAGCCGGTGCGATTCCGCATCCCGGCCAAAGAGCGAAAGACATCCCCGGTCTCCCATCGGCACTGCCATCCGGGAGTGGATGAAGCTCTTCCAGAAATTCGAGTCGAAGAGCGCATGCCGGACGGAGCGTTTGCCTTGGACATTCGGAATGCGCCAGTTGAACCCGACCCGGTCGCCGCGCTTGCGCTTGTACTCGGCGAACGGCATGCTCGCCGCGCCCACGAAGCGTCCGTGGCTGGGCAGAAGCACCGCCGCGTGGGCGCTCTGTCGGCAGAACTGGTAGACGACGTCCGTGGACGTGCCCCAGTTGGCGTCGATCAAGCACCGATCCACCCGCATCATCGCGCCATCGTCCCGCCGCCACTCGCGGTTCAGATAGTCGCCCGTCAAGGATTCCAGCCCGGCGTAGATCGCGCCTTCGAGCCCCGTTCCCTTGGCCACGGACTGCATCGTCTTCTGCGCGTCGCGTAGCGTGAAATACGCCCGCCGCTGGTCCGGGTAAGAGCCGTAGTCGATGACATAGCCGGTGAAGTCGTCCTCCCACGCCGCGATGAGCCAGAAGAGCAGTTTGCCCTGGATATCGATGAACATCGTCAGATGGTTGACGCCGACCGGGATCTCGCCGCGCTTCATGCCGTTGACTTTCCCGGCGATCTGATCGGCGGTGAGCAATCCCTCGTCTTCGATGCCTTTCTCCGGGAGCGGCTCGTTCTGGTACTCGGCGAAGAACGCTGCCTCGTCCAGGAGCTTGAGGTTCATGGCGTGCTGGACGGCGGACGCCTCATCATGATTGAACCGCTCCGGCCAGGCGATCTCCGCGCCATCGTCGAGCAATGCGCGGTTCGCCTCGTAGAACGCCGTCGCTTCCCGCATGTCGCCGTGGATGCGCAACGACTCGGCTCGCACCTCGGCGTACTTCGCCCAGAGCTTCTCGTTGGTCGGGAAGCGGTAGACCATCCGCGTCCGCTCGCCATTCCATTCCGGGTGCTTCTCGCGGTCGAGGATGTTGTCGGCCATGTCGCCGGGACGGATGACCGTGCAAGGCATTATGCCGGATATCTTCTTGCCGGGACCGGCCAGCCCAAGAACCGCGCCCGCGAGGATGCGCTCCCGCGTGGCGCACTGCGAAAGACTCCGCGCCGACTCGTCGGTCTGCGGATCGTCCAGCACCACCAGCGTGGGACGGACGGTCTGCCCGTCGGCGCGCTTGTACTTCATGCCCCGGATGCGGCCGGTGATCCCCGCGACCTTGATGATCGCGGCGCTCGCCTTCGATCCGGGCATGGACGGAAGCACGACCTCGTTCGCCGTCCATCCGATGTGCGTCCGCTCGCCCTTGAAAAGCTGTCCCGAACATCGGTTGGCGATCCCGTCCAGGCACCGGATGGGATAGACGACCTCGGGAAAGTCGGCTTCCAGCAGGTCGTTGCCGTCGAGCTCCATCTTGATCGAGTCGAGCATCTCGACCGCGTGAACCTCGGATGCGCCGATCAGACAGACGAACTGCCGATGGCCGTAGAGCACGGACCAGAGACAGGCGCATTCGGCGATGCTGGTCTTGCCGCTGCCTCGCGGCATGGCGAGCGAGAAAAGCCCGCCGTGCAGGACCGCCTGCTCGATGCGGGCGATGACCTTCAGGTGGTCCGGCGACCACGCGAGATGGAATGTCTGCGGAAAATACGCTTCGCAGAAGAATCTGAAATCGCCTGCGGCCCGCGACTTCCGGTCCAGGTCGGCCACGGCTGGCAATTCGCCGATATCGCGTCCGGCTTCGGAGAGCGCCCGGTTCCTCGCGGCGGCGCGTTCCTTGAGCGCCTCGTACTCGGAGGTCGGGTCCACGGTCTTCCTGGGCGCGTGGCGTTGTTCGGCGAGCCACGCCACATATCGGAATAGGTCCACGCGGCGGCCGTCGCCGATACGGAAACCCGCACGCATCCGATGCCGGTAAAGCTGACGCTCGTCGATGACCGCCCCGAGCGGCGTCGAGTTCAGAAGGCGCGCCAGGTCGGCGGGCTTGAGATTTCTAGGGTCAATCGCCACGGGCGGCATGCTCCTTCACCAGCCATGCGGCATAGTGCACGAGGTTGACGGTTCCGTCCGAATTGACCGGCGCGCCCGCATCGATGTCCTTGTGCAGCATCTCCGCCGTGACGGATTTCCCGGCGCTCTTGGAGAGCAGTTTCGCAAGGTCCGCGACCGTCAAAGCCGTCGCTTTCAGGCACACGTTTTGCATGGAGGCGTCACCGGACATGCATGTCCTCCCTGCCTGCGCCGCGAGCGTCGCGGCAGGCAGGCCGCCTCTGGAAATCTTCAGAAATTCGCAGGGTTCCCCTTGGCTTTCCGCGCCCCGCATGGCTCATGTGTGTGTGCTGGCGCGGAATGGGCCGCGCCGCGAACAGGAAAGGACGACGAACATGGAGAACCGCAAAGAGATCGAGGCCGGACGCGTGAAACGCCAGCTCCGGCAAACCGCCGCCGAACGGTACGCCGACCACCGTAACGACATCGCCATCCTGATGGATTGCATCCAGATGGAACTCGACGAGCACGCAAAGCGCGCCGCCGAGAAACCGAAGGATTGGGGATTCGCCGGTGACCTCGGGCGCGTGCGCGAAACGATGAAGGAGACTCTGCAATCCTTCCTCATCGGACGCCACGGATGGTCCGAAACCGAGGCGGCGCGGTTCATCCAGGACCACCTCGAAGAGATGCGCGGCGAGTAGAACCGAAATGTTCGACCCCGGCATGGTGCCGACGGTCGTTTCAACATCCACAGAAGGAGACGAGCCATGAAAAAGACGAGCAAGAAGAACGCGGGCAAGCAGGAGAAAGTCGCCAGTAAACCCAAGGCGAAGATCGTCGCAGAGACGGTCGCGACGGAAACCCCGGTCGCCGAGACAGCCCCGGATGCGAAGACGCGGAAGAAAACGGTGCGCGAGGACGGGACGATGTCCGGTCTCGATGCCGCCGCGAAGGTGTTGGCCGATGCGGGCGAGCCGCTCAACAGCAAGACCATCGTCGAGCGGGCCATCGAGAGGGGACTCTGGAAGTCCGGCGGCAAGACGCCGTCCGCGACGGTCTACGCCGCCATGCTCCGGGAAATCCAGAAGAAGGGCGACGCGTCGCGTTTCGCCAAGACGGAGCGCGGGATGTTCACGATCAAAGCGTAGCATCGAACGATTCTCCGCTTCGACCTGCCCCAGCGCGGACCGCCGCGACTGGGGTTTGGTCGGTCAGGGCATCTCCCGGTTCCACGAACGACACCGGTTTTCCCATCTGCCGTGCCAAGACGATCTCCGCCTGCACGCCCCGCGATTCCCGCCATCCATCCAGCGTCAAGACCCAGACCTCCGTGCAGACTTCCATGAACGCCCGGTCGAACCGCTCCCAGAAGTCCCAGTCGAGAGGCAGTTCCTGAGCCGCAATGGCATGCGAGTAAGCGATGGGCGAAAAGACCGGTATGCCGCACCGAAACATCTCCGCCGCTTGGCGGCACGCGGCCCGGAACCGCGCATCGCGCACCACCGGGTCTGGATGCGTGTAGGGGCTGGCGAGGTAGATCATGCGACCACCTCCGCCGCAACGCGCGCCGCCTTCTTGCCCGTGAACTCTTCCCAACGCCGGACGATGACGTCGCAGTAGAGCGGGTCGAGTTCCATCAAGTATGCCCGGCGGCCCGTCTTCTCCGCCGCGATGAGCGTCGAGCCGGAACCGCCGAAGAGATCGAGGATGTTCTCGCCCGGCTTGGACGAGTAGGTCATGGCGCGCACCGCGAGTTCCACGGGCTTCTCGGTCAAGTGCACCATCGACTGCGGGTTGACCTTCTTGATCGACCAGACGTCCGTCGCGTTCGTGATCTCCGGGTTGAAGTAGTGTGCCGCGCCTTCCTTCCAGCCGTAGAAGCACCACTCGTGGTTCCCCATGAAATCCTTCCGCGTGAGGACGGGATGTTCCTTCACCCAGATGACCATCTGCGAAAAGTAGAGTTCGCATTCGCGCAGCGCGTGCGGATAGTTCCAGATGTTGGTGTAGCCGCCCCAGATGTAGAACGACCGGCCGTCCTCCAGGACGCGCTGGATGTTCCCGAACCACGCCCGCAGGAGTCGGGCGAATTCCTCGTCCGAGACGAAGTCGTTGGCCAGCGGCCGGTCCTTGGGCCGGAGCTTCTCGTGCGTCGCATGCGCGTTCGAGCCACGGATCGCCGCGTCCATGCCCTGCTGGCCCATGTATTCGCCGGAGGCCTGCGCGGCGGCGACGGCGTTGTTCGAGCGCGGCGCGACCTTCACGTTGTAGGGCGGGTCGGTGTTGACGAGCTGAATCTTCGCGCCGTCCAGGAGGCGATCCACATCCTCGGGCTTGCTGGAATCGCCGCACATGAGACGATGGTTGCCCAGCACCCAGATGTCGCCGGGTTTGGTGACCGCCTCGTCCGGCGGCTCCGGGACAGCGTCCGGGTCGGTGAGCCCCTCAGTGCCCGTTGCGCCGAGCATCTTCTCCAGCTCCTCGGACGAGAAGCCGAGGAGTTCGAGGTCGACGTCCATGCCGCGCAGCTCGGACAGCTCGATGGGCAGGAGTTCCATGTCCCACGAGGCCAGTTCCGCGACCTTGTTGTCGGCGATGCGGTACGCCTTGATCTGCGCAGGCGTCAGATCGGTGGCCACGTGGACCGGGACTTCCGCGAGCCCCAGCTTCTGCGCCGCCTTCCAGCGGGTGTGCCCGACGATGATGACGCTGTCCGCGTCCACCACGATGGGCTGGCGGAACCCGTACTCCCGGATGGACCGGGCGACCGCCTCGACCGCGCCGTCGTTGTCGCGGGGGTTCTTGTCGTAGGGCTTGATGTCCGTGATCTTCCGATTTTCGACTTTCATGGCATGTTCTCCTGTTGTTGGTTGCGGCCTACCGGGCCGCGCGGGTTGTCGGTGAAAAGTGCGTCAGGTTCCGCCCGGCGTCCGCTTCCTGGCACAGGGTTGCGCCCCGTTCGCGCCAGGTTGCGCCAGGGCGCGTCCATTCCGTCGGGGCGGCCAAGGATGCGAATCCGCGCCCGGAACGCGACCAAACGCGCCCCTGCGCGGCCTGTGGCGCGAAACCGGACCGGCAAAACAAACTGTGATGGACAAGGCGACCGTTCCCGCGCGCGTCTCGGCGGGTTTCGCCCGGCGGAGGAACCGTGAAAACCGTCCAGACACGCCGGTCAGAGGGTGAAAGAAAAGGAATCAGTGAATGAATGGGGTGGCGCAACCCTTGCAACGACAACGGGTTACACCGCTCGGCCAATACTTTCATTCTTTCCCCTGGGCATTCACAGTCGCTCACACACATACGCGCGGGCGGGTACGCGAGCGGATGGGGGTGAAAGAGTGAAAGAATAGAGAGAGAGTTGTTTTTCTCTTTATTATTCAATGACTTACGACCATTCGATTCTTTCACCTCATGCGGGTGAAAGAACGGGAACTTCGGAGAAGGAATAGAGATCGCCTTCATGCGTCACCTGCCTGTTCCGTCAGCCGATATTCGAGCATCGGGCGTCCGCCGTGCTTGGATTGCTGCGCCTGTGCGATGACGATGTCTCCGCGCTCGACGAGGGTCGTGACGAGATCCCGGAACGCCTTGGCGTCCTGTTTCATGCGTTTGAGAAGCACGCTGTGCGGGAGACTCCGCTCCGGCGCGTCGCGCAACTTTTCGATCAGCTTCAGGCAGTCGGCGTGGAATGGGTTCTCGGCAACATGGGCCTGGGCCATGAAGAGCATGCGCCGGGTCTGATGCATGACGAACCGCGTGGCCCACTCGGCGGCGGCAAGGCCGATGCGCGGCGCTTCGTGGTTCTCGCTCACGGCATGGATCAGCGCGAGCTTGCGGGTCTGCTCGCTCACCCGCCCCCAGACGGTCGTGCCGACCGGATCGCCTGCGGCTTCGGCCTTCGCGTATTCCGCCTCGGCCTGTTCCCGCGTCTCGACCAGCACGCGCTTGGCGTCGTCGGTGTGCTCGACGACGGCGGGGACGGGATGCCAGTCGTCCAGATTGCCGGTGCCGGGACGGAAGTCTGACCACCATTTCGCCGTGGCAAGGACTCGCGGAGGCAGGTCGAGAATGCGCGGCTCCTGCCCTTTCGGGCGCGGTCCGCTCTCAAGGATGATCATGCGGGCGAAGAACCCGTTGGTGAGCATCCGCTCCGAGAGCGCCTCGTAGTAATGGTTCGGAATGGCCGTGCCGAAGATCACCAGACACGGCTGGTCAATCGCCCCCGGCGCTTCCTTGCCCGCCTTGCGCCGCATGGGGAAAATGCTGTTGGCCGCCGAATACATGGTCAGCAGCGTGCCCATGACATTCTCGTGCCGGGCATCCTTGGCCTTGTTGATCGACTGGAGCATCCCGTCGATCTCGTCGGTCTGGAAGAGCATGCAGGGCTTGATGAAGAGCGCGTCCTGGACGCCCTCGCCCGAAGCGAAGCGTTCGCCGAGGCCGTCGCCGATCCCGACTTGGTGAGCGATGCGGGTGTTGATCTTGCGGGGCCAGTCCTTCCCGGCCGCAGAGTGCGCCAGGCCGAGCAGATAGACATTGGTCCGGTTGTCGCCCGGATCGCGGACCTTGCGCCCGGCCAGGAACGCCTGTAAAGCCAGCGCCCCGCAGAACGCCATGACCGTGTTCGGATAGGGCGCCGTCTCGATGCTGTGGTCCATCACCTCCGAGATGAAGCCCGGCACGCGGAGCAGATCGTCGGGCATCGGTCCGGGATCGAGCGGGCCGGGCGACGATTTCCGGTCTGGCTCGGCGGTTGTCGCGGTCTTCGCCAGAAGGCCGGAAAGGTCCACGTCCGCCGGAGGCGGCGCGTTCTCCTGATCGCGGAGCCAGCCGACGGGCCGGTCGTGCGGTTTGGAGGCGGCATCCTCGACCTTGTGCCGCAGTTCCTTCTCCGACCACGGCGGCAGGCATCGCGGGTTGTAGTGCGCCAGCAGGAGCGCGAGCGCACGATCCGGTGCGAGACCGAACCCGTGCACCATCGCCGTCGCCGCCGCATAGGCGGCGTTGTGGCCGCCCTGACCGCTCACGGCGGGCGGCATGGCATCGAGATAGGCGAGTGCTCGCCGTTCGAGATCATCGGGCGGCGTGATCGTGGTTCTGGGCGGCGCAGACGGTTGTTTTGCCGTCCGCCCGTTGTCGAGCACGGTCGCAAGCCATGACGGAGGTTCGGGAAGATCGTTGGGCAACGATACCAGTTCCGCGCCATCGGCCCAGCGGTAGGGCTTGCCGTCTATGACCGACGGCGGCGCGACGATGTAGCCCCCATTCCCGCGGGTGTCGACCTTGGGCGCGAGCTTGCCGCTCGTGTTGCCCCAGGCACGTCCAGCCGGTTGACGGAAGATGTGGTGCCGCCCGCCGCTCGGCGTGAATGACAAGGTCGCGCGGGCAAGTTCCTGTTGGCGCTCCGGCTGATCGCCGAGCCATGGGTTCTCCGCGCCGTCCACATCCACGACCAGAAGTCCGGCTGTCGCCAACCCGATATTGGCGTTCGGATTCCGTTTCCACCACGCCTCGATGCGCGTCTCGTCCGTCGTGGCGTCCTTGTATCCATGCTTGGTGATGGGCGCTTTGCCGCCGGGTGCGCAGGGGAAGACCGCATATCCGAGCCGGGCATAGGCCAGAGCCGCTTCAGAAAGGGATGGAGTCGTCATCGACACCCTCCCATGCCTGGACCGGCCTGTCTGCCGTGCTGGCACAGGCAGGCGCGGCGTTCTCCTCCACATCGTCCCACCCCGGTTCGCGGTAGGACGGCTTCTCGTCGAGCGCGTAGCCGACGATCCGGTCGTATTTCTCGCCGGTTACGCTGCGGATCGTGATGGACCGCGTCGCACAGAGCGCCCCGGCCTCGGCCAAACGGACCGCATCTTCCGCCGTCTCCGGCACGGGCGCGTTGGAACGTTTGCGCCACCACGATTCGGCCTTGGCCCGCGCATAGCCGCCGTGCTCGAAGCAGACCCATTCCGATTGGTATTGCTGCCAGCCGATCTGATAGTCCACGCGCATCGAGCGCGGCGCGTCCGGCGGCGCATCCCGCTTGCTGTGGACGCTGTAGCGGGTGTCATGCACGGCATGCTCGTTGATCGCGACTTGGCCGGACAGGATTCCTTCCGTGCCCGCCTTGGCGTCGTGCATCCGGCGTTCCGGCGGTGGGAAGACGAAGCCGCACTGCGGACAGGTCGAATACCCGGTGGCGACCAACGCATTGCATTCGGGGCACTTCTTGGCCGGAGCCTCGCCGTCGCCCTTGGGTCTTCCATCATCGTCGATGCGGATCGCGTCCACGGGTCCGTGGCGCAGCACGTTCCCGCCGAAATCGAGGATGAGACAATCTTGCTTGCCGTCGCAGAGACGGAATCCCCGACCGGCCATCTGATAATAGAGTCCCGGCGACATGGTCGGCCGCAGCATCGCCACGCAGTCCACATTCGGCGCGTCGAACCCGGTCGTCAGGACATTCACATTGACGAGGTACTTGATGCGTCCGGCGCGGAAGTCGGCGATGGCCCGGGCGCGATCCTGATCCGATGTCTCTCCGAAGACGGTTTCGACACGGGAATCCGTTCTGCGCAGCGTCTCGGCGACATGCCAGGCGTGCTGGATGCCGCTGGTGAAGACCAGACAGGATTTGCGCTCGCGGGTGTACTCGACGATCTCCTTGCAGGCCGACTCGACACGCTCCTGTTTGTCCATGAGCGCCTCGACCTCGTCGGCCACGAACTCGCCGCCCCGGATGTGAAGATCGTCGGTGTTCACCTCCTCGCGCCCGCCCTTGGGGACCAGTTGGCAGAGATAGCCCTGGACGATCAGTTCGCGGACGCCGATCTCGTAGCAGATCGAGTTCAGCACGTTCTCCGGGGCGCAAATCGGCCCGGTCGTCATGCGGAACGGCGTAGCGGTCAGCCCGATGACACGCAGGTTGGGATTGATCTTCCGGGCGTCCTCCAGAAACATCCGGTACATGCCGTCGCCGTCTGGCGGAATCATGTGCGCCTCGTCCACGATCACGAGATCGAATCGGTCGAGATCGCAGGCGCGTTTGTAGACGCTCTGGATGCCCGCCACGATGATCGGATGTTCCGTGTCGCGGCTCTTCAGTCCTGCCGAGTAGACGCCGATCTGATGCCACATCTCCGGCGCGACCAGATGGAGCTTGTCCAGCGTCTGTTCCAAAAGCTCCTTCACGTGGGCCAGGATGATCACGCGGCCGTTCCATCGCCCCACCGCATCGCGGCAGATCGTGGCGAGCACCGGGGTCTTGCCGCTGTTGTGGTGGACCACGAAATTGCCGTCGAGGTAGAGATGATCGCCATCAAGAACGAATCCGTAGAAAGCACCTCGTCCGTGAGGCTCCACGCGGAAGCCGGATCGGAGCACGGATTTCTTTTGCTTCCGGCGAGACGGCTTCCGGCGCGGAAGGCGACAGGGAACATCGTCAAAGTCGCCATAGATCGATATCCTGAAAAACCATCCGCCAGCCCCGGTCTGGCAGGAACAGTACTTTTCCACGCACCGTGCTGCGAAGCCAAGGCTTCGGGCAAGAAACAGAATGTCCGTCGCAAGCTCGCGCGACTTCGTGACGTAATCGCCGCCGCTCTTGTTGGCGTATCCGTCGCTGTCCATCAGCCCGGCAAGCAATGCCAAGCGATCAGGTCGCGGGGCCACCATGTAGTCGTGTGGAATGAACTTGGTGGCCGAGTCTCGTCCGTCGAGACCAAGGGCGATCAGCGATTCAGTCACGACGTTGTGCCTGCCGCCGCCGCGAAACAGGGTGTAGGTCGGGAACCGTCCGCCATGAGCATGCACCGTGACGCCGCAGTTGATGCTTTGGGCGTATTCGATCCATGCTTCGGCGACCGCTTCGTCCGCCGTAGTCAGTTCGACGACACCGTCTGCTAAGCCACCGTCTCCCAGCAGGAGGCCGAGAATGTAGGGCGGGATCGGCAAGTTAGGCTGACATGCGAAGTCCACTGGAACCCGGTAGAGCTTGCGGAGGTGCCGCCAGGACTTCGACTTTGCAAGGTATTCTCTGACCGAGATCGTTTCGGTTTCGCCCCCGCGTTTCTGGCAAGGGAAACGCCCCTTGCCTTCATTCGTGCATACCAGCGCAAGCACGTGGTCGCCGTTGACGACGAACGGATCGCCGCGATGGGGAATGACCTTGTAGAGATCGTCCTCGCCTCGGCATAGCACCGTTACGCAACGGGGTCGGCAATCCGGCCCCATGAGCAGATCTCCGACGGCGACGTTCTGGACGGGTTTTACGCTCCCGTCGAACATCAGGATCGGATGATCGAGAGCGTGACAGCCCGTGGGCAACACGACGCAAGGATTGTCGTCGTGTTCCCGAAGGTGGCGATAGACTGCCTCGACGGCTTCCTGTTGGTAGGGTCTCAACTGCATCATCGGTGTTCCGTAATCTCCTCGATGCGAACGATGGTCATGCCGCCCGGCACGCAGCCGCGTTTCTCGATCACGAGCCGCACGATCTGGCTGTCATCGCGGTAGACGCCGCCGTGCTGGAGCGCGTCGAAGAGGCTTTTCTGAACGTTGTCGATGTCCCGCCGCCGGTGGTCGGGCGGATAAACCTCGACCTGAACGGCAAGCGGTTTGTCGAATCGACGGATGCCGCTACCCGCGAGGACCGATAGAACCCTTTCCCGGAATCTCCGGCCCTCGCGGCTGATGAGCGTCCTCGGCCCGACGCGCCGGTAGTAGTGATTCACCGACGGCGGATAGGGCAGATCGAGTTCGATCATCGGCGCGCCCAAGGAGGAGTTTGCGCGGCCGCCTGTTGCGGTTGCCCCGCTGATGCCTCCTTCTTGATGTAGCCTTTGATCTCGTTGACGATGTCGCCGGTGTCCTCGCGCTTCTTGCACTTCACGGTGATGACGAGCGGCAGGTTGTGCAGCTCGCACGAGTCGTTCGGGGCCATCACCCCGATGGCGCGACAGATCGCCGACAGTTCGCCTTGCGCGATCTTCACGGTGAGGGCATTGGGATTGTCGAGGTTGAGGCGGGCCCAGAGATTCCGGCCCTTGAACTCGCCATCGATGATCTGGAATGTCAGTTCCAGGAAGTTCCCATTGCCGGACTTGGTCGGTTTCATCTCCGAGTCGGTGATGATCGCCAGGTACTTCCCGGCGGGGACCGGCTCGAAGTCGGTCGTGGGTTCCACTGTCCTTGCATCGAATCCTTGCAGATTAGCCATTGGTCTTTCCTCCGTTCTTGGTGGTCGCGGTGACGGGCGTCGAAGCGGCCAGATGTTTTGCGTAGATGTTCCAGTCGAGCGGAAGCTCGTCCGGCAGATTCAGGCGGTTCTTGGCGACGTGGGCGGGGCGCTCGGTCGTGCGGATGATCCGCTCGCCCGAGCCGATCCCTTGCGTGCGGGTCTGGCTGAACCCCTCGTCAAGCTTCTTCGTGTAGACCTTGTAGGTGGCGAAGAGCACCTCGTCGCACCACTCCTGCACCACGGACGACGCCAGCTTGTGCAGGCGCGGCACGTAGCGGTCGTAGGTCTCCGTCTCGGGGTTCTCGAACTTCTCGATCTTGGCGTGCGCCAGAAGGATGACCGTCATCCCGCGCTCGTTCCGCAGGGCGTTCAAGCCGTCCAGGAACTCGCGCCATTGGGTGAGTCCCAGGATGTAGCCCTTGGCGTAGGGAATGTCCTCGATGCTCTCGACGCCGCGCTTCTTGCAGACGTCCGACCAGATGAGCCGCTCGAGCCAGTCGAGCGAATCCACCACCACCGTGCGGTAGGGATGTTTTTCGGAGTACAGCTCCGACAGGGCCGCGATGGCCTGATCGAACGTCTCGGCCAGCGGAAAGCGATTGCAGTCGATCTCGCCCAGGCCGTCCTCGGTCTGGATGAAGATGGGCTTTTCGCTCATCGCCCCGAACGTCGATTTGCCGACGCCGTGGGTGCCGTAAAGCATCACCCGGCGCGGCGCGGGACGCTTCCCGCTCTGGATTTGTCCTATCAACTTCATGTTCGTGTGCCTCCTTTCGGTCACAGGTAATCGAAGGTTCTGATGTTCTCGTAGCCGGTCGGCCAGGAGTCCGTCTCCCGGCATTTCGCCAGCCGCGACATGGCCTGCTCGTTCTCCTTCTGCGCCAGAGCCAGGACGTTCTGCCCCATGACCCAGACGCCGGTGCGGAAGGGTTCGCGCTTCTCGACGGCGATGATGAAAACCGGAGCGACGACGCCCGCGATGATCGCGAGAACGCTCCGGTAGAACGCAAACTGGTGCGCGTAGCCGTAGCTCTTCGCATCCATCTCGAGCCAATCGAGGTTGTCGCAGGTCTTGAGGTCGACGATCCCGCGTTCGGGATGGACCCAGTCGATCCGCGACTGGCACGCCATGCCGTCGTACTCGGCCCGGACCACACCCTCGGCGACGCCGTCGGCCAGAAGCTCGGCGGCGTGCTTGTGCGCCCGGACGCTGGCGGCCATGCTCTCGACGAGAACCGACTGCTCGGTGGTCAGAACGGGCTTGCCCTGCGCCTCGGCCCATTCCGCATAGGCCTTGGTCCGTTCGCCGAAGACTTCACCAGTCTTGGGATTGACCGGTCCGCCCACGGCGTAGCGCTTCTCGAAGGCTTCTCGACCTTCGAGAATCAGCGTGTGCGCGGCGCGCCCGATCTGGTAGGCGGGACGGTCTTCTTCCCGCACGAGACCCAGTTCCTTCTTGTGGAAGAGAAGCGGGTTGCGGCGGAAGTCGGCCAGCCGATGGCTCGTCAGATGCGTCGCCGCCTTCGAGCGGTAAACCTCGTCCGGCTCGACGATCAGGTGCGCCGTCGCGCACGGCAGCTCTGGAACGTTCGCGTCCGCTTTCCTTCTCTTGAACAGATTCTCTTTGAAGCTCATGTGGTCACCTCCTGGGGCTGGGTGGTGCGGGGAGCCTCGTCGACCCGCCGCACTTTGAACGCCGCCTCGCCGAACTCGCGGATGGCGAAGCCGGTGAAGATGCGGCAGAGGTCGCGGCTCACCGGTGTGGTGGCGTCGATCACGCAGGCGCGTTTCTCGGCATCCACGCAGTAGGAAGCGTCCATCCGCACCCGCGATTGGCCGTGCAGGCTTTCGACCGCCAGCACCGCCAGAAGCAGGGATTCCTCGACTTCGGGCATCCGCGCCGACGGCTCGAACGTGTAGCGATAGATTTCCTTGTTCATGGTTTGGCTCCTCGTTGCGGCCCGCGCCCGATGTCGGACGCGGGCGACAATGCCGATGATGGATACTTACCCGGCGGAACGCCGGGATGACGGATGGCGCTCACAGGTAATCCCTCAGACCGGCGTCCTCGAAGATCGCCCGGAGCTTCTTGACGTGGTCGTTGAGCGTCGTGCGGGGAACGCCCATCTCGCGTGCGGCGTCGGAGATGGTACCGGTCTTGAGGTATTCGCAGAGTCTGCGGAGATGCGCCGGGAGCGCCGAGAGCGTCGCCTCCATGTCCTGGAGGAACTCCATCTCTTCCGCGCCGGTCCGGTTGCGCCGTCCGCATTGGAAGTCGGCGTCCTCCTGCGAGAGGAGATCGCCGCGCTCCACGGTGGAACCGTCTCCGTCGTCGACACGCTCGTTGAGCGAACACGCCTCGCGACGATAGTCGCGCATCTCCGAGGTGCGGTGACGGATGAGCTTGCTGATCTTGCGTTCGATGATGCGGGCGACAAACGTCTTGTGCGTGCCTTTGTTCGCGTCGAACTTCGGCGTGCGCGTGATTACGTCGAGCATCATCTCCTGTTCCAGGTCGTCGCGGTCGGACTCGGTGTAGCCCGCCGTGCCGACGAGATGTCTGGCTTTGTGCCGGATGACTTTCGCTGCGTACTCATTGATTTCATGCTGCTTCTGGTTGGTTTGCATTGCTGCCTCCCTTGGCCGGGGAGGCGTGCGTGGGTGCCAACCATGGCAGCGACCGGGACGAGCGGAGGCATCGTGAGTTCGCCGTTGCGGCGGCACCCACGACTGCCTCCACTGCGTGGCCGGTTAGTCGTCTGGTTTCCGAATACTTTTATTGAACGTTGGCGCGGGGGCCGAACCCGCTCGTCAGGCGCGCACCTCCTCCGCGATGGTCATGCGAAAAGGCAGACCACGCTGGATTTCGATTGAGACGATGAGTCCGTCGCCCATAGCCTCCATCTGGGCGAACATCTCGCGGACTTGGACCTTGAGCGCGAAGTCGGATTTCGACAGTTCAGGCCGTGGACCGTTCTCTCCGCCGAACTTGACCTCGCGGATCACGCGGGGCGGCGGAGCGAAGAACGGCTCGCCGTTACGGACATGGAGCCCTTGGACGGAGCCGAAGTTGATCCCCTGCATCAGCTCGACGAGACGGGCTTTGGCCGGGGACAGACTGGACTTGCTTGTGTTCGATACTGTTTCCTGCATCTGATTTTCCTCCTCGAGGGTTTCGAGCTGCGCCCTGTGCGCGGCTCACGCCCTCCGGCGGACTTGCAGGAAATGACGGCGAAAAACACGAAGGCCGCCGTAACGCGCTGGGAATGCGGCGGTTACGCGGCCTCGGGACGGCTTTTGCAGTTGCAGGAAATCAGGGAAACTGCAAACAGGGAGGAGAAATCAGCTTTTGAACTTCATGACCTTCTCGATGTCGTTGGCCGCTTCCCAGAGAATGGCGATTTCCTTGTCGGATGGATCGTTGATGGCTCGGGATACGGACGAAACATGAACCTTCAATTGGTCGGCCAGTTGTTGTTGGGAAGGGCGAGGCAACAGATTGGGGCCTTCGTCATGGTCGCGAGAGGAATACGCGTGGTCGCGAGCCGCACGCAGATGCTCTCGCAGCGCTTGTTTGATCGCGTCGATGGCGGCGGTTCGCTGCCCGCGCTTCTTGGCCTTCTTGGCGACGGGTTCCGGCGGGTTGCCGCGCAATTGGCTGTCGATGGCTGCGGTACTGACCGACAGCCCTTTGGCATCGAGGTCGATTACGGTGCGCGCCTCGATGAGGGAATCGCTTGGTATGTCCAGAATCTTACCGTCCGGCCATTGGCCCAGAACGAATACGACCGGCGACCGGCCCTTGGGGACGGACTGTGCGATTGCGGCGGCATCCGGCCACGACAATCCGCGCACGGCCCACAATGGCCGGGATTGGCCGACCAACGCCGCTCGCCCAAGGTTCCATACGCGGCCCGGCACTACCTCCTGCGGTTTTCCCGAAGATCCCAACGCGGACATGATTGCCGCCAGCATAGGGGTGAAGTCCACCGTCCACTGAAGCAATCGCTCCCGTGGAATATCGACGCGACCGTTTTCCGGGCAGACGGCGAAGAACCGCACCGTCCCGTCGGGATAGACGCTCCGCATCACCTCGGCGATATGATCGTCGCCGCAGTCGCGGCACATCACGTGACCCACCGTGTCGCCGGGGCGGAGCAGTCCCATATCCCGCAGTCGCTCGAAGTCTCGCGGTGGCAGCATGGCGACATCGTCGCCGGTCAGCATCGGCACGGAAGCCGGGCCGTCGGCGCATCGCCAGACGATGTTCATGGTGTCATACGACATCGATCTTCCACCTCCGCAGATACTTTTCGCCGAGAAGTCTCTGTTCTTCGCGCTTACTCTTGAGGTCGCATGTGTTCGGGGCCGAAACATTGAATGTCAGCGAGCGGCCATGTCCGTTGCCGTTGAGTTTGAAATGGAGCGTGGCCTTGGTGACCTGCAGGACCGACCTCGGCAGGCGTTTACGGTTGAGATCTTCTTCGAGCATCTCGTAGATGTGATCGCGCCCCTTCTCCGGGTCGGCCTCGAGCGTGATCCGTCCGCGTTTTCGCCCGATGATCGAGAGCCGCAGCCCACGCACGGAAACCGCTTCGATCCCGTCTTCCGGGTCCGTGTCGAAGGCGAATCCCTTGTCGAGAAGCGAATCAAGGTTGTAGGGCTGAACATCCGTGTTTTCCGGTTTCAGCTTCCTGCCGAGGATGATCTGGCAGAACAGGCTCTGCAGCGGTTCGATGACTTTGTGGCCGCCCTTGGCATACAGCTCCAGAGCGCCATTCTCCCGGTCGTAGGCGAAGACGACCTCGAAGGCCCGCCTTTCGGTCGTCCGCCGGAAGTTTCCGCCGTCGTCGAAATTGACGTGCGTGTTCGCATAGTCGCTCAGGTACACGAAAAAATAGTCGTGACCATGCCCGCGCGGGAAATGGTCGACTCGGCAGTAGTGCCCGCGACCCTGTTCGCGGAAGAACGCCGACATCGCATCGGCCAGCTCCCGCCGCCCGTCATCATCGGTACGCGGCTCCACCTTCGGCACATTGCCGCGTTTGATCCAGAACCGGCCGAGCGACAGACTGTCCGCCTTGGCGAACCGGACCGCCGCATCCCAGACCTGGGGCCGGTTCAGGCATGTCCACATGGCGCGGTCATACCGGCTTTCCATCGGCTCCAGGAAGACTGCCAGATTTTCGCCATGGCACGAGGCTTCCTCGTGGATGACCTTCAGCCCTTCGTCGCCCTTGGCAATCTCGTCGATGTCATGGAACACCATCTCGATATCCTTGCGCGGCCCGTCGGGCAGGCGCTGCCAGGCGTCGAAGATGTCGTCCACCTTGGCGTTCGAGTGGTCGTCCCACTTCACATCGAGCGGCTGTTTCTGTCGCTCGAAGAATTCCTTGAGCAGCGGCGGGGATATCTGCCGCAATACTCTCCTCGGGTTGAATTGACTCATGATTCGTTGCTCCTTTCCATGCACGCAGGCGCGAGTGTCCTAAACACTAAACGTCCGCGCCAAAAAAAGACCGAAATGGTTGTTCCGGCAGGCGTCCTCGGTCCGTTTCGGCGCAGGTCGGATCGCAGTATTCATCGCTCATCCTTTCGGCGGATGCGGATCGCCGCCATGGCTGTCGGACTGGGAAATCTTGCCATCCTTGTTGTGGATGCGCAGTTCCGTGCCCTGGTTCTGACTGATCTTCCGTCCCGCCTCGATGGCGTCCTGTTTGAGATCGTGATGCTCGCTTGCTCGGGTGGAGCCGCCGCGCTTCACATCCCAACCGCCACTTGGGTTCGGGACCACATGATGGGTCTTCGGTCCTTGCTTCGCCATTTCGTACTCCTTCTCTGCTCAAGGCAGACTCGACCGAGTTTGTTGCGTGAACAGATCGGGCCCGGGCTCCTCGGTCTTTATCAGCCCGAGTCCGATCAAACGAATCTGCATCGCCTGGCCGGAGACCTTGAAGTCCTTGGCCATCGCGCGGGCGACATCTACGGTGGGTTGGCTATCGTCAGCCAATCCCCACTTGGCGGACAACCCCTCGATCTCTTTTTCTGCGATATACGGGTCGAGACTTCCGTGGCGCGTCTTCCATGCCGCCAGCACCATGTCTTTGGGCATGAGCAGAAGGCCGGAGAAGGCGTCCGCCTGCCATTCCATCGGTTCCTTGCGCGAAGCCGTGCGACAGACGATGGACGGCTTGGGTTCTTCGCCGAACAGGCTCGCCTGGGCCGGGTTATGCAGAAAGAACCGCCGATGCAATTCCCAGTGCCCGACCTCGTGCGCCAGCGTGAACCGGTAGCGGCCTTCCTTGGCCGGGTTGTCGGTGGGATCGAGCGATTGATCGACCACGATCTGGCGATTCTGAAACCATGTCGCCCCCAGCACATCGGATATGCCCAGCCGTTTCGGCAGATCATCGAAATCGAGGCTCAGCGCCAGATGCGCCTCCAGAATCTCTTCCACGGGAACCGGCGGCGACGACACCGGGCCATATTTGCGGCCATAGTCCGCCAGCAGGCAACCTGCCGCAGCCTCGATGTCGTCCAATTTCAGGAAAGGTATCTTGCCCATCGTCATCTCGCCGGTCAGGGTTTCTTCTGCTTGCGGGCCTGTTCCGCGAGCTTTCGGAGTTCGGATTCGGACATGCCCCGCATCGTCCTCAGGAGATCGGGCAAGACGGTGGGTTGCTCGCGGATGATCTCGTTCAGTTCGGGATCGATCCGGCCAGCGAGCGCCAGAAGCTCATCGGCATCCACGTCCAGCAGCTCGGCCATCTTCATGATCTTGTCGGCGGCAGGCGGGTCGAACTCGCCGCGCTCGACTTTGCTCAGGAAAGTCGGGCTGATGCCCGCCGCCGTGGCGAACTGACGAAGCGTGAACTTCGGGTCGGCCTTGAGTTTGGCCTCCCGGAGATCCCGTATTCGCTTCCCAAATATTGGATTTCCAGCCAAGTCTATTGCTCCTCGCGTTATTCGTCCACTGTTTAGGACATTCTAAACGCTATACGGCGAATGTCAATCCCCTATCCAAACATTTTTCAGGGAAACGCCTACACGACTGGCGACTATCTTTTGAAGATCTCATCCAAAAGCCGCGTGATCTTCGCGGAATCGATGCTGCCGTTGGCTTCGTCGCGGGTGATAATCAGCGTCCCGCGCGTTCCGCCACCCTCGTCATGCGGCAGAATGCCATTGGCTTTGTACCACGCCAGCTTCTCTTCCCAACGGCGACGGTAGTCGGGCACGTGTAGCATCCCACAGTGCTCCCAGAAGAAAGACGCACCGGATTCCATGTCCTCGACGGTGAAGTCGGGATACTTGGTTACGCCTTCAATCGTGAGTGGTTGTTCATAGACGTATTCCACTCCACGCCGGGCAAGGTGGTCAGCGATGATGACCTCGGACTTGGAGCGCACCATTTCTCCGCGAGAAGTGCGATGGATGAGGTATTCCTCGAAGAAACGCCCCTCGATTTCGATTGGTGACGGCGGCGCGAACAGATTCGTCAACCTTCGCGCCGTCTCCGAACGGTCGTCCGAGGAGTACTTCCGCAACTCGGCACGCGGCCCTTGATGCAGAATGACGATTCTGTTCTTCTGCCGGGTCAGCGCAGTGTAGAGCATTTCACGGGACAGTAGACGGCATGGATTCGGCAGGACAAGGATGACGGTGCCGAACTCACTGCCTTGCGATTTGTGAACAGTGAGAGCATAGGCCAGCTCAAGGACGGGGTTGCCTTCATCGCCGAAATCGCGGGAAGTGTAAGTGTATTTGTATCCTGCTTGTGAGGAGAATTCGATTTCAAGTTTCCATCGGAAGTCCGGCAGGCCTTTCCTCCAGAAGAATCCCTCAACCATTCCGATCTCGCCATTGGCGATGTAGGCGGCATCCTTTGCCGGATAGACGGTGCGGTGTTTGTTCCATGCGAGTTTCGGATCGGTGTTCACAAGATTGATAACCTTGTCGCCATAGACGATTTCTTCCGGCCCCATTGGCTTCGGATACTTACGTGTCCACCCTTGTTTCCTGGATGCCTCGATCATCTGCTGGCGATACTGCTTGTGGATGAGCCGGTTTAGATCGGGGACGCCATGAGCACCCGCGCGCACCGGCGAAAGTATCTGCCACGACTCGGCCGCCTCAGCCGCGCCGGGCTTGTCATCCTTGCGAGCGTTGAAGAACCGCATGCCGTTCCAGTCCTCGCCACCGAGCTTGGCATCGAACCCGGCAACGTCATCAGGGCCGGAAAGTCCCAATTCCTTAACGAGTACATCAATCACACCCGCGCGAAGTTCTTCGGCAAACTGCCATTGGACGAACCGAACGTGCTGGGTCTCGCCCGTGCGCACAATCTTGTCGAACACGGTATCTTCGCCGGGTGCAATGGGCGAACCGCTGAACCACTCGGCCAACTGGAGATCCTCGCGATCCTCACCCGCTTGACGCCGCCGAATGGTCAGCTCGGCATAGCCGGGACCCACGCGTGGAATCTTCTCGAGGATGCCTTCAGGAGCGAGATGCTTTACTATATCCACGAACGGACGTCCCGCGCCGATGGGCGGCAACTGGCGCGGATCGCCGATGAAAATCAGGCGATGAACGCCCCTGAGCGCCTCCAGAAGGGCGGCCAACATCTCCTCGGTCAGCATCGATGCTTCGTCAATGATGACGGTTTTCGCCCCTACCTCCGCTGGCCGGTCCGACAGATGATACCGGCCGGTGGAACAGTCATAGCGGTGCGGGCTGAGGAACTGCGCAATCGTGTAACCCTTCAGCTTGAGATGCTGAGTGGACTGCTCCATCCGCACGCGAGCCTTCCCGGTGGGCGCAAGGAGAAGGACATCTCCCTCGGCAATCTTGGGATGACCGCAAAGGACAGATAGCAGCGTGGTCTTTCCGGTTCCGGCGGGACCGATGAGGACGGATACTCGAGATTCGGCCAGCTCTTTGAGCGCGGCTGTTTTTTCAAGCCGGGCGCGGTCTTCGAGTTCATCGGCGGTGGTCGCTCCCTTGGACGCAAGGTGCTTGTCGAGCAGCGCCCTCCAGTCGGCCTGAACCTCAAGGCGCTTGCCGGTGGCGCGCTTGCTGATTGACGACCGGATAACCTCACCCATTTCGGCGAGCCTCGCCAATTGAAGAGCGGGTGCTTTGTTGGCCATCGGCACTTCAACCACGGCGTCTTGGAATGAGTCCTTGGCGACAGCCATGAGATCGGCGTCAACTTCGCACGACGGCCACAGCGGGAGATTGCGAATTCCAAGGACAACTTGATCCTGCGGGAGAAGCGTGTTGCCCTTGGTCGCGGCATCTTCGAGGACATTGACCGTGAGGGATCGAACACGTCGGGCATCCGTGCCAGCGTCAAGGGCGCTGGGTTCGGGAAGCGGATGTTTCTTGCGGATCGCCTCGTCCGGGAACACGCCGCGATCAACCGTCCAGATGCTCATCGGATCATCGGTCAGCCGTGTCAGTTCGTAAAGCAGATACGGGTTGGCCAGAATGTCGGCGTCGGTGCTGGACAAACCCGCCTTCGCACGCTCTTCCTGGACATAGAGCATCGTGGCTTGGTCACGCGACACTTCAAATCGGCTCAAGAGCTTCAGCAGGGACCGACGCTCGGCCGGGAGCTTGGTCCACTTGGCAGCGATGGTCTTGCCGACTTTGTCGGCGAGTTCCGCTGGCAGGTGCTTCTTGGGATCAGCGAACATCTGATCCACAAGGGGCCACGGATCAACATTGTCACCGGCCTTCTCCACAATCGCACGGGCGATGAACGTCCCTTGCTCCAATCCAAAAGCGGACAGAACCGCACCAAGGCCCGGACAGGGCCCGCGTGCCTTCCAAAGTTCGGCGATCCGTTGATCGATCCATTCGAGGCAGTGATCCCATTTTCCGGGCAGAACCTTTTTCGCTTTGTGGAGCGAATCAGCGCATGCAAGGAGCCCGGCAATGGCCGCATCGTGCGTGACGAGCTGCGATGCGTGGGAGAACTCCATGAGCCGGTCTTCAGGGGAAAACGCGGCAATTTCGGCGGGATCAAATTCGGGGTTCTCTTTGGCATGCTCAATTGCGGCGTGATACGGCAGAAGGAACCCGTCCTTGAAATCCGGCCGGATCGAGTGCTGGACCATCTGTTCCCAGAGCATTGACCTCAGTTTGCCCTTGAGATCCTTGGTGCTGTAGTTGTACTCGACACATGGCGACACATGCTGGACGCGACCGACACCGATGATGATGCGGCGGCCGTCCGCGTCCTCAACAAAAGGAACATGCTTGGCATAAAAGAACACCAGCGACTGTTCCGGCTTCAGATGACCCGCGAAACAATCCAACAGCGCCTTTTGGTTGTCGCGTTCCTGTAGCCACTGCGTCTTGAACCCCAGGTCGGGTTCACGCTCTGGGTGAACGTCGAGCGAGTGCTCTTCGGCCAATTCCTCCATCGATTCCGCAAGCATCCACGAAAAGGGCACGGCTGGCGCGGAGTAGGGCGGATGCCGTAAGGCCGTGGGCGCGAAATGCGCGTGCGCGCCCTCCTCATCGTCGCGGCGATAGGGATGATTGGCGATCCGGGTGTATTCGAACGGGGCCATGAACGCCATGCGTTCGGGGACGCAGCACGGCCAGTTTTCCGGCGACAAGTCGTTGAGCGATTTTCCTGCGACCTTCTGCTCGGCTTCGTCGTTGCGCTTCTGCCCGATGCCCTTTAGTCGCAGGCATGCGCCGTTGAGCTTGGGATTGGCGCATACCCGGCCATCCCATCCGGTATCATGCCACGGGACGCGAATCGAGATGTGCCGAAGGGGGTAATTCATTCCCGCCCTCCGCAATCTGGCGCTTCTGCCCCGGTCATCTTCCACGACAAGGCCATGGTATCCAGTTCGGCGAAAGGGCGAGTGCCAGGCTTGAACAAAGCGATATTCTTCTCCCCAGAAAAAAATAACATCGGCTTTCTGCGCTCGATAACGGCGCAAACGGTTGGGTGACACATGCTGTTGTTGCAGGTCGCTGGCTTCATTCCGTTCCGCTCCAGTCCTTGCAGAGCACTTCAGCCTGTTCGAGGACAAGCTCTGTGGCGCGGGCCTGCTTGTCTGGCGGGTATCCGTACTTGCGAAGGATGCGTTTGATGATCACGCGCATCTGCGCGCGGACGTTTTCACGCACAGTCCAGTCGATGGTGATGCTGTTCCGGACCGACTTCACCAGCTCCTGGGCGATCAGCCTCAGCGTGTCGTCGCCGAGCACCTTGACGGCGCTATCGTTGACCTCCAGCGCGTCGTAAAAGGCCACTTCGTCCTCGGTAAGGCCGAGTTGCTCGCCGCGCTGATTAGCCTCGCGCATGTCCTTGGCCAGCTTGATCAGTTCCTCGATCACCTGAGCGGTTTCGATGGCCCGGTTCTGATAGCGGGTGATGGAGTTCTCCAGCAGCTCGGCGAACGACCGAGCCTGCACGACGTTCTTGCGGCCGCGCGTCTTGATCTCGCCTTCCAGTAGCTTTCGCAGCATCTCCACGGCCAAGTTCCGCTGCGGCATGCCGCGCACTTCCGCCAGGAATTCGTCGGACAGGATTGAGATGTCCGGCTTCTTCAACCCGGCGGCGGCGAAGATGTCGATCACCTCATCCGACGACACCGCCTTGGAAACGATCTGCCGAATGGCGAGTTCGATCTCCTCGGGGCTTCGTCGGCCATCGCCGGTGCTCTTGGTCAGCACCGACTTCACCGCCTGGAAGAAGGCGACGTCGTCCCGAATCTCCAGCGCCTTTTCGTGCGGCACGGCCAACGCGAAGGCCTTTGACAACTCGCCCACCGCTTTCACGAGCCGGTTCTTGCCGTCTTCCTGGGCCAGCACGTGTTCCTGCGCCGCAGGCAGCACCGACAGCCGCTCCTGCGAGCCGCCGGTCTTCCACTTCGACCAGTCGAAACCGTGGAAGATGCCGCAGCACACCTCGTAGCGCTCCAACATCACCGCGACAGCCTCTTCCTGATCAATGGCCGTCTGCCCCTTGCCGCCGCTCTGGGTGTAGTTCGCCAGGGCGTATTTGAGCTGGTCGGCCAGACCCAGATAGTCCACGACCAGCCCGCCCGGCTTGTCCTTGAAAACCCTGTTGACGCGCGCGATGGCCTGCATCAGGCCGTGGCCGCGCATCGGCTTGTCCACGTACATCGTGTGCAGGCACGGCGCGTCAAAACCCGTCAGCCACATGTCGCGGACGATGACCACCTTGAACGGGTCCTTCGGGTTCTTGAACCGCTTGGCGAGTTCTTCGCGCCGCGACTTCGTGCGGATGTGGCCCTGCCATTCCTCAGGATCGGACGCCGAACCGGTCATGACGATCTTGAGGATGCCCGCATTGTCGTCGTCATGATGCCAGTCGGGCCGGATCGCCACGATGGCCCTGTAAAGCTCGACGCAGATGCGACGGCTCATACAGACGATCATCGCCTTGCCGTCCATCGCCTCTAGGCGCGTCTCGAAGTGCTTCACCAAGTCCTCGGCGATCAACTTCAGCCGCTTCTCCGTGCCAACCAGTGCCTCAAGCTGCGCCCACTTGGTCTTCAGCCGCTCCTTGTGCTCGACCTCCTCGCCTTCGGTCGCCTCGTCGAACTCTTCGTCCAGCAGCGGCTTGGCCGACTCTTCCAGTTCCAGCCGCGCGAGGCGGCTCTCGTAGTAGATCGGAACCGTCGCCCCGTCCTTCACGGCCCGCTCGATGTCGTAGATGCTGACATAATCGCCGAACACGGCGCGGGTATTCTTATCCGTCAGTTCAATCGGCGTGCCCGTGAACCCAATGAACGACGCGTTCGGCAGCGCCTCCCTCATGTGCCGGGCGAAACCGTCGATGAAGTCGTACTGGCTGCGGTGGGCTTCATCCGCGATCACGACGATGTTCCGCCGATCCGACAGCAGCGGGTGCTGGTCTTCGCCATCGGTGGGGAAGAACTTGTGGACCGTCGTGAACACCACCCCGCCGGACGCTGTCGTCAGCAGCTCCCGCAGGTGCGCCCGGCTTCCGGCCTGCATCGGCTGCTGTCGCAGCAGCTCGTGGCAGCGAGCGAACGTGCCGTAGAGCTGGTCGTCCAGGTCGTTACGGTCGGTGATCACAACCAGCGTCGGGTTCTGCATAGCCGGGTGCAGCACCACCCGCCCGGCGTAGAACGCCATCGTCAGGCTCTTGCCCGATCCCTGCGTGTGCCACACCACGCCGACGCGTTTGTCGCCGCCCGCGCCAGCCGCCCGCACGGTCGAATCCAAGGCCAGGTTCACCGCGTGGTACTGGTGGTAGCCCGCCATCTTCTTGATCAGCACGCCGCAGCCGACATCCTCGAACACGATGAAGTGCCGGATCAGGTCGAGGAACCGTCGCTTCTCGAACGCGCCCTCCAGCACCACCTGAAGCTGCGGCAACTTCGTGTCGGTCAGTTCCTCGCCCTCAATGGTCCGCCACGGCATGAACCACTCGCGGTCGGCCGTCAATGTGCCGATCCGCGCCTGCACGCCGTCGGAAGCGACCAACGCCTCGTTGAACGCGAACAGCGACGGGATCTGCCGCTTGTAGGTCTGTAGTTGGTTGAACGCCGAGCAGATCGTCGCGCCACCCGAGGCGGCATTCTTCAACTCGATCACCGCGACCGGCAGGCCGTTGATGAAGAGCACCACGTCCGGCCGCCGCTCGTGCTGATCTTCGACCACCGTGAACTGATTGACCGCCAGAAACTCGTTGTTCTCCGGATCGTCGTAGTCGAACACGCGGACGAGGTCGCCGCCAATCGAGCCGTCGGCTCGCTGATACTCGACCGGTACGCCCTCGACCAGATACTTGTGGATGACGTGATTGTTCGCCACGAGGGAAGGCGAGTCCGGCCGCGTCAGCTTGCGGAAGGCCTCCTCCAGCGCATCCGCCGGCACCTGCGGGTTCAGTCGCTGCAATGCCTGCCGAAGCCGACGTTCGAGCACGACCTGCCCGTAGTTCTCCCGCTCCGCCGCTGTTTCGCCGGGCGCAATCTCCGGCCCAGAGACGATCAGGTAGCCCATGCTCTCCAGCCATGCCAGGGCGGCTTGCTCGACGACGGATTCTGTGAAGTTGGTGGTCATTCGGCTTCGCCCCCTTCTTGTTCGGCTTCGTCGGGCTGGTCTTCTGTTTCATCCTCGGCCTCATAGTCGGCGAGCAGGTCGCGATAGGCTTCCTGGTCCACATTGAACAAGACATCGCTTGGCCGGTACGGTGGCAGAGCCAGAATCCGCACCGGCTCACATTGCTCATCCAGCCATTCGTTGAAATCGGGATTGTCGCTGTATTCGAGCTTCACCGACTTCGGTCGCGTCAGATCCTGCCGGTGAACGCGATAGAGAAAACCAATGATGGCATCGGCGGCCTGCGCCACGAGTAGAGCCTGGACGCCTTCCATAACCGGGCGAGGGCCATCGCTCCCGTGAGACGCGAATCCGAAGGCGTTCCGCATCTCACAGACGCCTTGCATGGCCGTGTTCAGCCCGCTCAGCGTCTGTTGCAGGCTCTTTCTCGCTGCCGCATCGCCCGCCAGCATTGGCGGCAGGAATGGCACCGTGAGTGATGCCGCTTTGAAGAGCTTCGACATATCATCGTTCTTGTCGAACGTCCCGCCTCGTTCGGTGATGATCGTCTTGCATGCGCTCTCGACCAGTGTCTTGGCAAGATCGAAGGCAAGGCCGGTGTTCTCCACCACGGCCAGCTCCAACGCCTTGACCTGCTCCTCGATGTGGAGCATGCCGCCAGCGACCGCAGCGCGGGCACCGTGCATGACGAACACGGGATCGTCTGTTGCCACAGCCATCAGGCACACCTCCCAGCGATGCGCTCGGCCTCGGCGACCGCCAGTTCGCCAGAGATCAGTTTCGGCAACAATGTGTCGCGTAGCGCCGCGAGGGAAGCATTCTCGTCGTGAATCTGTTCGATCCGCTGGTGCGCGGGCACGAATAGAACCTCGAACCGTTTGACGAGCGCCTCCGGCGGCAAGACGAACTTTGGCTTCTGCAAGCCATCAAGCGGAAGCATGTTCACGGTGGTGCCGTTGGAGTGACCGGCCACGAGGTCATGGAAACGCTGGGTGCGCAGCAATAGGTAGGTGAACCATGCGGGGAGGTAGCTCGTGGACTTTGGACGAATCCGGAAGATGTGATGGCTGAACAGGCCCTGCGGCCCGTAGCGCTCGGGGACGATGGCCGAGTACCCGATCAACAGATAGTCGAAGCCTTGCTCCGTGTTCGTGACGATCACGTCTCCCGGCTTCAGTAAATGGGCGGGGCGGTACTCGCCGTTGTACCACTTCAACCCCTCGTGCTTGTAGCCGCCGCCTTCGTAAACAGAGTTGAGGTTGTGCATCGGGAGGCCTTCGCCTTCGGCGCACAGGTGTTGGCCCTTGTAGCTCAAGCCCTTGCCGGCTGTGATCTGATCAGCGAGGGAAGTGACGCTCCACCCCTTCGGAATCTCGCCCAGTTCGGAAGGCTCGAAGGTGTCGGGAAAGAGGGCGGCGACTTCTGGCTTGAGTCCGTGGGGCTGCTGACCGACGGCCTTGGCGCGGACGGGGTCGAAGTCCACGAACCAGCTCTTGAAGATCGCCCGCGCCATCTCCTCCAGCGTCCGGTTCATCGTGCGGTTCAACTCGATCTTGTCGTCCAATGCGCCGAGGATACAGGCGATGGCCTGCTGTTCCTTCAGTGGCGGTATCGTCACCTCACGATGACTGAGAGCGCCAGTCGGTACGCGCTGACGCCCGGAACTGCCGGTCATCTGCGATATGCAGTACTGCCGCACACCGTCCCATTTCGTCAGGTAGAACGCGAAGCCGTTGTCCGTGACATTCGGTCTACCACGTATCACGATGAACTCTGTTGATCCGTGTCCCGCGCCCTCACCTTCAGGGGCGGCATACCGGGCGATCTTGCCGTTTTCCAGGCACGGCGTAATGCGTGCCATGAGCGTGTCGCCGTGGACAAAGCGAGAGCCGCCGCCCTTGAAGGGGCGCTCCTCACTGGGGCCAACGCTGCGCGAGCCGGGGTCGACTGCCTGCATGTCGACGAACGGATAGATTTTGCCGAGCTCCAGGCGAACCGAGGGATTCACCAGAACGGCCTGGTCGAATGGCAATGTTGTCCAACCATCATCCGGCATAGCCGATGTCCTCCAGGTTGGCCCAGATGATCGTGTCGAGCTTCTCCGACTTCTCGGTCTGCTCGCGCAGGGCGGTTGTCAGGCGGGCCATCTTGTCTTCGAACGGCTCACCGTCGTCCTCGACCTCCGCCGCGCCGACGTAACGGCCGGGCGTGAGGATGTGGCCGTGGTGCCGGATGTCGTCCAGCGTAGCGCTCTTGCAGAAGCCGGGCACGTCCTCATATTTGACTTTGCAGTTCTTGTCGCCGCGCCATGCGTGGTAGGTGTCGGCGATCTTGCGGACATCGTCATCCGTCAGTTCGCGGTGGACGCGGTCAATCATGGTGCCCAACTTGCGGGCATCGATAAAGAGCGTCTCGCCGGTGCGCTTGCGGAACCGTCCGTTGCTCTTGTTGCGAGTGAGAAACCAGAGGCAGACGGGTATCTGCGTGGAGTAGAAGAGCTGCCCCGGCAGCGATACCATGCAGTCCACGAGGTCGGCCTCGATGATGTTCTTGCGGATTTCGCCCTCGCCTGATTGGTTGGAGGACATCGAACCGTTGGCCAGGACGAAGCCCGCAAGGCCGGTCGGGGCTAGGTGGTAGATGAAGTGCTGGACCCAGGCGAAGTTGGCGTTGCCAGCGGGCGGCGTGCCGAACTGCCAGCGCTTATCTTCCTTGAGCAATTCGCCGCGCCAGTCGCTGTCGTTGAAGGGCGGATTGGCCAGCACGTAGTCGGCCTTGAGGTCCGGATGCAGGTCGCGGTGGAAGCTGTCGGCGTGTTCCTTGCCGAGGTTGCCGTCGATCCCACGAATGGCCAGGTTCATCTTCGCCAGCCGCCAGGTGGTGTGGTTGGACTCCTGGCCGTAGATGCTGATGTCGCCGATCTTGCCGCCGTGGGCCTCGACGAACTTCTCCGACTGGACGAACATGCCGCCCGAACCGCAGGCGGGGTCATAGACGCGCCCCTTGTAGGGGGCGAGCATTTCGACCAGCAAACTGACGACGCAGCGTGGCGTGTAGAACTGGCCGCCTTTCTTGCCCTCGGCGCTGGCGAACTGGGAGAGGAAGTATTCATAGACGCGGCCGAGGATGTCCTTGGAGCGGTTGGCCTTGTCGCCCAGGCCGATGTTGCCTACCATGTCGATGAGCTGGCCGAGGCGCTGCTTGTCGAGGCGCGGATGGGCGTAGTCCTTTGGCAGCACACCCTTGAGCGAGGGGTTGTCACGCTCGATGGCGAGCATGGCGTCGTCCACGACCTTGCCGATGGTGGGCTGCTTGGCGTTGGCCTTGAGGTTCGACCAGCGGGCTTCCTTGGGCACCCAGAAGATGTTCTTGGCGATGTACTCGTCGCGGTCTTCCGGATCGGCACCCTTGGCGCGGTCAGCTTCGAGCTTGGCGTGCTGCTCCTCGAAGGCATCGGAGATGTACTTGAGGAAGATCAGCCCAAGCACGACGTGCTTGTATTCGGCGGCGTCCATGTTGGAACGCATCGCGTCGGCGGCGCGCCAAAGCTCGCTCTCAAAGCCAAGGTTCGCGCCGTTGTTGGTGTGGTTAGTCATGATTGTCACCTTTGCATGTTTTCGTTGTCATGATCGGTCCTTCTTCTGTATTTCCCAGTGACCGCCCTTGTCTGGCCCGATGCGGCGAATAAGCCCTGATTCCTGCATTCTCCTCAGATGATATTTCACCCCACTGTCGGTGATCCCAATGGCATCAGCGAGTTCCTGACGAGTAACACCTGGATTCTGGCCAATCAGGGCTATGATTTTCTGGGTAGTCTTCTGGATAGTTTTCTGGGTAGTTTTCTGGGCAGTCTCAGCTTGTGGGGCGCCGCCGAACATGGCCCTAACCAGGTCCGACGCCATGTCCACCTCCTTATCCAGTTCCGGGATGAACAACTCGAATGCCTTTCCGGCCCGGTCGTTCTTGTAGGTGGGCGACGGGTGGCCGAGCTTCCGCCACGCCTCGCGCATCATGCGCAAGCCCGTGCCCGCCTGTTCGCACATGGCGATGCGCCGCATGGCCATGGCGATGGAGGGATTGCGCACTTCCTTTTCGCCGGGTTCCCAGAGGCGGGAGTCGTCGCCGAACACATCACCCGGATTCCAGAGCTGAATGCCGTCGCGGAAGAACTTGATGACGGCTTTGCGAGAATGGTCACCGTAGTCCTGATGGATCAGCAGATTGACCGCCGCCTCGCGGAAGACGCGGAATCCGGGCGGATTGTCTCGTCGGCCAAGCGTCACGGGATCAATGTCCCGGAACGGCTTAGGCATGAAGAACCGGTACTTGGAGACCAGTTGTTCCCACGCCTGGATGATGTTGTCTTCGCAAACGATCCGGTCGATCCAGCGCGTCTCCGGCATGGAGTCGCCCGTGGAATAGCCGAGGAACTGGACATCCAGCGTCGGCCGGAAAATGAGCTGGTGCACGGCCAGCGACGACCCGAAGAGCATGACGGCCGCGCGGGTGGGGATGAAGCGCTTGCCATCCTTCAGCAGGAAACCCCAGTGGTATAGGAAGTCCCGGTCGGATTGTTTGGGGTCGAGGCCGGTATTGGCCTGATGAAAGCGGTCCCGATACCACTTCAAGCTGCCGGGATGGAAGGCGTCCTTGAGCGAAACCCGCTCGAACGGTTGGCTGTCCCATCGGTTGGCGGTGGCGTCCCGCAGCATTCGCTCGATGTCCTGCATCTGGGCCTTGTAATCGCCGCCGCCTTTTCGCAGGAAGGTGCGACGGATGTCGCCGTCGAGGTAGACGGGCTTGCGCGTGCGCTGGTTCTCGGCGACTTGAAAGACCAGGATCGTCTTGCCGCCGATGTCAAGCTTCTGCTCCGTGACAGCCACGTCATGGTTGATCTTGGCGTCGGCGTGCAGAACCGAAAGGAAGTCGTTCTGAACCTTGTCCGGCTTCTCGACGCCGGTGATTTCATAGACATCTCCGCGATGAGCGACGCCGAACACGAGATGTCCGCCATGGGTGTTGGCGAAGGCGGAAACGGTCTCAAAGGCGGACTTGGGAACATCCGTGCGAGCTTCCTTGAACTCGACGTCGTTCCATTCGCCTGCCTTGAGCAGTTTGTTTAATTCCGCAATCTTCATTCGTTTCCACTTCCTGCTGGTGCGACGCCGTTGACCGAGGCATTGCCTAATGTTTCTTGGTTGCGAAGGAGCCACTCCTCGATGGTGGCCTTGTGGAAGCGCCAGTGCTTGCCGACCTTCGATGCCGGGATGTTTCCCTTCTGGGCCATCTGATAAAGCGTGGACTTGGAGACTTTCAGATAAGCCGCCAACTCCTCAATGGTCAAAATTTCATCTGGATCAGTTGCCATTGGCAGAGCTCCTGTGTTGCGGCACTCCATCGGGCCGCTTTCAAAAGACCGATACATTATCCGTTCTTAGTGGTTGCTGTCAAGTGGGAATGCTTTCTGATGATGATTATATTTTTAGCGTGGCCGCACCACACGTCGTGCATGGTCGGCCACGGTTCGGCGGGATCGATGGAAAGTCGGGACGGGATGTGCGACAGTTCCGAGGAGGGTTGTCTTTGGGGAGCCACAAAATTTCTGCCCGAAGCCGGACCGCCGTTGGTTCACAGGAGCCGTCGTCGAACACCCTCGCCGACGGCTCCCCGCATGTCTGGCCTGAATGCACGCTTACGCCTTCGTCCCCATCGCCGCCCCATTCTCCGACACCACCCCAAACCGCAAACAAAAAAGCATGATTCAACCCCATGGGGGTCCGGCCCGCCCGGCACTCTATGGGGGCCGAGATTCTCTGAGAGTCCTCCCCGCCATCGCCCCATATCGCATCGCCGCCGGCCCGCTTCCGGCCGCCCCTCGGTCGTCGCATGCTCCTTGCTGGATAGGATTTACGGCGCGAGCCGCGGCGATGAGGCGAGCGTGCGGCGCGTGGTGCGCGAACGTCGGTTGCGGCGTTCCGGCGCCCCTCGAGCGGCGTCTTCCAGCTAGTGTCGAAAAAGGGGGGCATGGTAGTCCCCCCGGACGCCCCATGGTAGTCCCCCCGGCCACCCCAGGTAGTACCCCCGGGAGGCCCCGGGCGGGCTATCTCTGGTCGCGCAATCTTACACGCCGAACTACGTGTCAGATTGCGCAAGCCATCTTGCACGCCGGCAATCTGTCACGTAGAATGGCGTGTCAGATTGCGCCCAGTTTCCTCTGCCCCCACCCTCCGAGGATGAAGATGAACACCGCCGAGAACCCCAGCCAGATTCGCCGCACGCTCGACAGCCGCCTCAAGCAACTCAAGCCACGAGGGCCGGTCCTCCTGGCTTCGCTGGTCCAGAGCGCCCGCAAGTGCGGACGCTACGGCTGCAAGTGCAATCGCGGCGGCGGCTCAGGCAGCGGCCCCCGGCGAGACCGAACGAGACCGAAACGTAGGAGCACTTGACACCCGTCGGCAGACGGGGTATCTATAGGCTGGGCGCCGCGCTTTTCGCCCGTCCACCTGCCGCGCTTTTCAACCGACGTTCACAACTACCGCGGAAGAAGAACACCCTCCGCAACCGGGGGACAGCCAGGCCACGCCCGCAGACTATAGCGAATGTGGGCCCCTGGTCCTCCGCCCTTCCGCGGCCACGGGCGGCCCACGGCGGCCCAGGGGCCGACCCTCACGCCCGTTCGACCCAGGTTGCCAGCACCAGCAGACAGGCGGCCCCTGGGCCAACGTTCGCGCGCACTGCTCCCGGCAGGCCACTGTGGCCGCCGGCCGTGAAGCTGCCGCACCTATTGGTTCACAGCCCACCGCCCGGCACCCTCCCGCTTCGCCTGGTTCTCCCCTGGTGCCACGCAAGGAGGCGCCTCTCGCTCTATCCCCTTGGCTGACAACGGCTTGAGGACGGCGCCGGCGTTGACCACCCACCCAAACCGCCGCTCCTCCGAGCGGCCTGCGGCGCCCAAGCACAGCCTTCCCAGTGCTTCCATCGCCATTGGGCTACCCGCGCTCGATGCGCCCCTGCGCGCACCGGCGCACCCGTGGCTGCCTCGCCCAGATTCTGCGGGAGCGCGCCAAGCCTCGGGGTGCGGCGCAGGAAGTCATCGGCTTGCAGTGGGATGCGCGGTGCTTACGGAAGCCGCCCCCGGCCCAGCCGTGCTGTAAACCAGAGCAACCCCCATTTCACGCCCGAAAAGTGGCTCCCCGACGAGGACTCGAACCAAGCTCTGTTTCACCAGGGAATCTCGTTCCGGTAAAGAGCGTTGTCGGACAGGCCTGCGAAAATCACCTTCGCACCGTCCTGGCTCGTGACGGGTGGCGTCACGAACGTGTACTCTTGGCATACCCGCTTGCCGTTACACACATAGAAGCTCTTTCCCCCGCTGCCGGCCATGAATATGAGTGTTCGACCGTCTGGGCTGAACGTCAGATTGTTCACCCAGTCGTATTCCTCGCCGACATACTGGCCGTCCCTTACAACCCGCCGGCGGCCCTTGCCCCCCTCCACATCGTATGCTATTGAGAGTCCGTCCGCAGATACGGAGGGCTGCGCCCCGCGGAGGGGCGGCTCCGTCTCATGCACACGGTACGTTTCCTCATAAAGGCATTGGCCATCCCTGATGACCAGCCCCCTGTAGAAAGCCCCTTGCCTAAGGATGCCCCTGAAAGCGATGACGCTCCCGTCATGGCTGATCGCGGGCCCGTACCCGGCCAGAGCATCGTAAGCTCCTCCGATTCTCTTGCCGTCCTTGACCACCATGAACCGGCGGTCGAGGAGGCGAGCATGGAAGACGAGTACATCCCGTTCATGGGCAAAGACCGGCCAAGACACTTCATCGAACACCGGGCCGAGCCGCCGATCGTTCTTCACCACGTACTGATTGCCATCTTGCTCGGTGATGGTAAGTGCATAGGAACGACCACTCGGGCTCAGGACCATGATCGCGCTACCCTTGTAGCGACGTGAGACACGAGAACCATCCTTCACGACAAAGGACGTGTCCCCGGCACGTGCGACAAACATGACGGAGCGGCTATCAGGCGTGAACTTGAGGGACCGGACATCGTCGTAGAGTTCGCTGACTCGTACGCCGCCCCTGACAACAAACCGCTTCCTCCCTGACCTCCCGATGAATGCGAACGATGTCCCGTCTGGGCTGAAGGTGGGCTCGAATGCCTCGTCGCAGTCGAGCCGTGTGGGGATTCCCTCCCTTCTGATCAGTCCATTCCTGCCGCGGTCCCAAGTCACGGTTGCAACAGAATCATCCTTTGGGTTCCAGGCCAAGCGGAAGGACTGCCAGTCCGGATCCACTAGGTAGGGCTTCTCCCCTACGAGGACTCCGTTGCGGATAAAGCAGAGCGCACCCTCCACGACACCGAAGTAGGCCGCGGAATGCCCGGTGGGGGAGAACTCCACATACTCCACGGAGGAGTAACTGAGTGGGTCGGGCTCGTCGTTCCGGTAGATCCGAACCTGGTTGCCCGCCCGGACCTTTGCCACGATAACCTTGCCATACGGACCCACCTGTACACAGGAGCGGTCGCGCCCGAATGCTTCATCCGGGGCCAAGCGAAGCACTTGCACAGCATATGGCCTATCGAGTCGTTCTGGCGGTGGTATCTCTGCCCTGCCAACACCAGCTTCGTAGACGCACGACAAGGCAAAGAGAACGGGACCAGAGAGAAGGAACCTGCTGAGACCAATGAGGCTCGAGTGTGCCATGTGAATGTCCTCCTGACCCGTCTACTGGCCCTCTCTACTTCTTGTAGAGGTACGGGGATCGGTAGATTGCATCTACCTGTTTGAAGGGCGGGGTACTGTTGTCCTGCTCTAGCCACAGGCGCTTCCCGCTGAGTACCCCTGCATCAAAAGGACCCTCCGGCCACATCAGATTGCATGAGCCTCGCTGGCGGCCGGACGGGAAAGCAGCGTAATGACCACCATTGCTGACCTTGTCCGTGAGTATATGCACCAGCTCGTGCGGCATTGCGTTCATCATGAACGTCTGGTTTGGGCCGATCTTCCCCAACACAACTGCGCTGCCCCTGGCAAACTGTCTCCTGATGGCTTCGACCCGGTCCTGGTGCCCCTGTGTGAACGTCGGTTGAAAAGCGCGGCAGGTGGACGGGCGAAAAGCGCGGCGCCCAGCCTATAGATACCCCGTCTGCCGACGGGTGTCAAGTGCTCCT